TAAAGCCTTGTCAAACGGAGGGATTCCTTTACCGAAAAGAAGGGTAAAAGCAGTATAAATTCTTTCAATTTGACCTCTTTCCGAGTTTTCAAAAAGTTCAGAATCTCCAAGGCAGTTCGAAATTAGAATTCCATTCCAAAACTGCCATTTTATGAGATATCCATCGTATTCTTTCGGAAGAGGATCTAACAGAAAATTAAATTTCATCTTAAATTTTCTCGCAAAATTGCTCGCTTTTGATAAGCGTTTTCTTGACGTTTTATGTTCTCAATTTTCATCTCAACCGCTTGATTTACAAAGGGTTCAATTTGAATTAAAAAATCCATAATCAAATCTTCTGTCGGACATTCGATTCCAAAAATTTTCAAAACACTTCCCTCGCCAAATGTTTTGTCTATCAGTTTTATGATCTCTTTGTTATATCTAAACAATTTTTTCATTTTATCCAGAGGCGATTCACCAGAATTTTGAAAATCAGGCTTATTTTTAGTTGAAAATTCATATAAATTAATAAAATTTTCTATAAAAGTTTGATCATTAAGATCAATTTTGATTTTATAATCGTTTCCATTCACAGGTATTTCAACCAAAGGTCTAGTAATTTTAATGCTCATAATTTACTCCGATCTCGCCCTGAAACTCACGTTTGAACTGGGCGAACTTATTGTTGTACCAAGGGTTTGAGTGGCATTTATAGTGTATTCGTGCCCTGCAGTTAACGAATTCGAAAGAACTCCGCTCCAAGTGCTGTCAGAGTTTACCGAGACTGTTAAAATAGTGTTTGTGCCGTCTGAAACATTAACAGTGGCTCCAGGCCTGCCTGTTCCTGCAATTGTAGGTGTGAGTTCGACGTTAGTGGCACCATTCGCGGGCACTGTAATCACAGGGGCTTCGAGGTTTTTAATAAGAGTAAAACTCACAGGGTCGCTAGTCACGGAGCTCATTCCATTTATTAACTGAATTGCAGCTATTTTGACATTTGTGTCAAGATTTGATGATGAAATCGTGGTAGTCCAAGCCCCGCTTTCGTTGACAGTCACAGGATTCGTGGATTTTCCTTGACCGTAATAAACAACAACTGTAGCGCCGACTATTCCGAGGCCTGAAACGGTGACATTTTCTCCCAAAAGAATCGAATTTTCAGCAGGAGATTTTATCACAGGCACTTCCGTAGTGGCCGGAGTCCAAGAAAACACAGGGGTTTCGCCAGAATTATCAACAGTTATATACCCAACCTGTGGATCGGAAGTTCCGCTGATGTGAACTGAAGTTTTCAAGCTTTCATTCGCCGCTCCTCCAATTGAATTCGGGTAAACAATGGCTTTTCGCCGAACTCCGATAAACTGGTTACTCGTACCATACATTATTTCATCTTTGTTAAATCTGATATAATCGCACGAAGTGGCAGCTCCTGTCGGAGGAACTCTAACTATTCGGTTGACCCATCTTTGGCATTTTTCACCTTTTACGTATGCAATTTCCAAATCAAATCCTACCGTGAAACCCTTGACATTCGTGGTTTTGGTGATTTCGCAAATGTATTGCACATCTTCGGTGTCTGCCTCGAATGTTTCTGTTAATTCTGTGATTCCTTGACAAAAAAGCTCCCACTCGGGAGAACTGTAATTATATGGATAACTTACGTTTATTAAATGCCCTAAAAGGCTTCTTGATTCTGCCGGTTTTCCCATTTTATTCCTCCAATTTTAATTTTTAAATTAGAATTTTCTCAAGTTGTTTAAATGCTAAAAATCATTTTGAACATAATATTTTGCGACAAATTTTGCCTCCGTAATTTCGATGTTCGGAGGCAGTCTTTGAACTAATTTCGGAAAAGCGCTCATCCAAATATTCAAAAATCTTCTTTTATTTTTAAGTTCCGGAAAATTTTCCAAAGAATATGAGGTTCCATCTGGTTTTACCAAAACTCTACCAAAAAGCCACTCGCCAATTTTGGAAAGAATCGCTTGGCTGTCTATCCTTTCTTGGCTAGTAGCATCCATAGTTTGCAAAAGAAGCCTAAATTGGTACTTCGAAGTATACGAATTGTCGACATAAATCGACGATTTTCTAGGATTTACAATAGTTGACAAGCACATTGATACGTTTTTAGGCTTTAATTGCTCGAAAAAAATGCCATCTTTTTTTACCTGAGGTGGCAATTCTGGGAACGTTTCTATAAGTTTTATCAAAGTTTCTTGGATATCTTGGATTTCAGTTTTCGTTACTAGAATCATTTGAAACTCCTTTTAACTATTTTAACCCAATTTTGTAAATTATCTTCTTTGCTTCGTTCATACCATTTTGCTCCAGCTTTGCTATGAGCTTCTTTTGAAAATTCTAAATCTTTGTTCACAACGTGCTTTCTAGTGTTTTTAAGAGCCCACGAGGAGCCTCGGTCGTCAAGCATCAGTTTGCCCATGTACAAAAATCTTGCGTACGGCGTGTTGTAGACAATTTCCGAATTGTCGTTTTCAGTGTGCGCGGAATTACTTAAAACTCCTTGCTGGAACGGAACATAATCCTGGGTGTCGCCGATAATTTGGTAAACAAGATTTTGCTGAGCTTTTGCTAAATTCCCCTTAAGCCTTGTCATATCAATGTTTATCTCGATTTTGTCACTAATCGACATGTAGCTATTTTTAAAATCATATTTCATCAGTAGCCCAAAACCTCCCAGTGGCTTAATTCGTCCTCAAAATCTTTGACCGAATGCACAAAAAAAACTCCGTCCTGCGAGTTTTTTAGTTCTTCATAATTCAAATTTTCATCTAAAAGCTTCCCTTTAACAAAAAAGTCTTTTCCTTCCTGAAATGTGAAAAATTCTTCTTTTGATTCTAAATTTTCCCAAATCTTTGGAGTTTTAAAGCATTTTTCTGTTCCAAAAGAAATTTTTTCTGAATTTTTGATTAAATATTTTATTATCAAAAGAGAAACATCATCATCGAGAGTAGAATCATTTGTGAATCTAGTTCTAAAATTGCTTTGAAGTTCCACATTTGGCAAGAATGTTTTATAATATTTGTTTGATTTTTCATCAAAATTAAACAAAGTTATGTTGTTATTAAACATATTTTTCATACCAAAGAACACGTTTTGCAAGAATTACTATTTTCAATAATTTTAGACAACAAGTTATAAAATTTTCCATTTATAAATCTTGGGAAAAGATAAGCATTAATTATAGATTTAATTTGAATTTCTTGATTTTTGGAATCCAAAAAATAACTCGAAAATGAAGTGTCGTAAGTCACTGAAACGGCTCCTGCGGTCTGGCTTTTGACAATTTTTTCTTGTTTGGAATTCGAAGCTGTGTCGATTGCATCTTGAAAAATTTTAAGCTTGTCAATCAAAGCACAGGCGCAGGTTTTGATATCCAGAATCAGCTCGTTGGGAAAGTTATTTAGCGTGCCGTTGGTAACTCTCGAGCAAGTTTCTTTTGTGATTTTCATGCATGATAAATTTACAAATTTGTCAAATTCTTCTTCTGATAATTTTCCTTTAAAAGTTTCTTTGTAAAATTCATAGTCAACTAACATAATTGCCTCAATTCATCACAACGTTTACAGCCACATTTTCCTGTAAAATGCTAACTTTGCCACGAACGTCGTCTTTATTTTCAGATTTAACAGTGTAACTGTAAGATTTATTCCCCTGAGATTTAATGATAGCAATGCCTTGAGCATTAGTTTTCGTGCGGATTCCACCCATGTTAATTTTGGCATTTTCGATCGGACTCGTGCCGTCGGTAACGTTGAAAGTCACATCATAAGTTGTTACTTCATTTGTTGGCAAAACTAGGGCTAAAGGGAAACGCACCAATGGGTCGGGCTGCAAGATGTTCACAGGATTTGGAACCTCCCAACCGAGACGCATCGTGCATCTAGCTGCTATCATGTCTTGTTGCATCAAGTTGTAGACAATTTTTCCTGTTTCAGGGTCACTTACCACTCCTTGGGTGAAAATTTCGAACTCTATATCTTGCCTTATCGCGTAAACGCATTTTTTAAAATCTCCGACGATATATTTAGCTTTATTCGAATCCCACGAAGAATTTTCGACATAAATTTTTTCAAGACCATCGAGCCAAGTGGCATTTATAGGCTGGCCGGTCGAATCCACTATTCTTCGTAGCTCAGAACGCATTCCCACGCCTCCCATTATGGCGCTTGGAATATACCCAGAGGATTCCACTTTTGCCATTGCAGCATCTGTATCGCTCAAAAAATTCGAAGTCGTTGTAACAGTCGCACCGGCGTTAATTATAGTGTCTATAAGGCTTGCGCGGAACATCGCAGGTTTATCTTCTCCGGTTATGATCGCGGCGTCAATTTTTTTGTGCATATCCTGGACAACATTGCGTTTCACGGTTTCCCAAACGTCAATCGCCGAATCTCGAATGCTATTTATGGAAATAGGTACTATTGTTGCTAGTTCCTGAGCAATAATTCGTTTGTTCGCCCACTCGAGATTCGTGGTTTTCTTGAATCCAGTGTTACCGCTGACCCAATATGACACTGGCAAAGCATCTAAAATTCTGAGCTCGGTTTCAGATGTGCTCATGTCATTTAGCCTAGTAAAATGCCCTAAAACTGCACTTTTTTTGGTTATTTCTTCTATCACTTCTCTTCTGATTTCAGGTGTAATCAATGCCTGAATGTCAGAATCGCTAATCATTGCCATGTTTGCCTCCTAATTTATTTCTTATTGCGCTATTAAATTTTTGCGAAAAACTGTTAATTTGACTATTAGTTTCAAAATTTGGAGAAGTGCTTACTGTAATTTTCGATTGTTTTAAAAACTTAGGATGATTTTCTTTAAAATTAGATAAAAGAGACAAAAAATCTTTCTTATCATTCACTTGTTTTTGTAACTTATCGACAACAAAATCGACAAATTCTTCATCTATTCCTGACTTTAAAACCTCGAATTTATACTTGTTTGTTTCAAGCTCTTTTGCCTTTTCTTCCAAATTTTGTATTTGAGTCTTATATGAATCAATTAAGCTAAATTTTTCTTTAATTTCATCCAGATTTTGAACTCCAAGGTCTTTAAAAATGGACTTTTCAACACGATTTTTGATTCGTTCTTCTCTGTACTTTTTGTAGTCAAAATCTTGATTTTCTTTAACTTCTTGAGTTTTTTCAAGATTTTCATTTTCTAAATTTTCCATAAATCTCCTTTTTTTAACGAGGCAGTTCCTCGAATTAGCTGTTTTTGAAAGGTCAGCTCCTTTTTTCCTGTTTTACCGAGATTATCCAGTTCCTCCAAATGAAAAAATCCTCTCATTTTGAGAAGATTTAAATTTTCGTTCTGTCAATTTGAATTTTTAAATTGTTTTGTTTGCTAAATTTTTGGTATTCTTTATTCCATTTTGTGGCTAACTGCTTGTAATGAATATATTTCCGATTAAGACTAGATTTTTCATGGTTTCTAGCCTTTTGCAAAGCAGTTTTGGTAAGTTTAGCAAGTTTTTTATATTTTCTGATATTTCTCTCAAAAAATCTCTGCTTTTGATGATTTTCATACATCTTTTTGTTTTCTTCGAGGCCATATTTTTTAAGATTATTTTCCATAGTTTCAGGGTCAAAAGGAATGAAAGAATGCCTGCAGTTCCAGCCGCAGAGGCCTCCGCCAGTCCCATAGCCTGTACTCTTTACAAAATCTTTATATTTTGTCATTTTTCCCTCTTATTGAATTATTTAACTTTTATTTTCGCTTTTTTTTATTAAACAATCAGGATTTCTCTCCGGCGGCGCCGGAGATGAAGGCATTTTGTTTTCCCAAATTTTGAGAATGCATGACAAATATGGTTCACTGATATCTTTTTTCAGCCTCTCAATATCAAGACTATTATTGGCATAAGCCTGCCTGTGAGGACTGCCAACATAGTATTTTTTTCCATCTTCTTCTAAATATTTTTTTGTTAAAATGCTGACTCCCGTTTCGTTTAAATCATCTAAAAAAATCTCTTTTTTCATTTTTACCTCAAATAAATATAAATAATAATTTTATTAAATATTTTTCTCCGGCGGTGCCGGAAAAATGCGAGATCCAAACTTAAGATTTCAAATAACAACCGCTGAATCCTAGGTATTGATAGTCACTGCCGGCAGTTTTCCATCTTACTGCCATGTAGCCTCCTTCATTTTGCAAATGAATGTGCGAATCTTGATTTATTACCAAATGACCTCGAGGAGTGACATTGTTTTCCAAGGCGTTCAAGCATTCAGTGCAGTGGAGAGACACCCTGTCGATGCCGTCACCTCTGGGAATAAATGGTAAATTGTAAATACTTGCATAATAGCTCGTCGTCAGCGAAGTTATCTGAAATTTAACGTGACAACTGACGTAAACGAGCCTGTTTACGGTGTAATATATGCCATACCTGTATCCTCCGTCGTAAGATACTGTAAGGCCAGAAGGACCTTCAATTCCGATAG